GGTGGCATTTCTGGTCGAAACGGGAATAGAGGCTGTTCAGGTTCGACGCCGTGAACATCTTCTCCCGCTTGTCTACGGCGAAAGGCATGGCGTCGGATCAGTAGAACCAGGATTCCTCGGCTGTTTGCGTTATTCCGATGCTCGGCTGGATCTTCAGCGTCGTGCCGTTGGCGTTCTGCTCGACACGTTGCCCGGGCCCGGCGACAAGCTGCACCCGGCGCACAGCCTCGATGAGCTGGTTAATGGTTCGAGCATGGTCTGCCTTGAGACCACGCTCGGACAATTTGGCTGGGAGCTGAATCATGGCGTCAGATCTCGCAGAACTGCGCGAAGATCTTCACCGGGCTGTTAGACGCCTTGACGTACATCGTCGCATCGACCCATGGGATCAGGATGAACTGCCCGGCCGGGATCTGGAAGCTGTACGGCGAGGAAGGCCCGATTGAGACCGGGTTGACCAGATCAAGGTTGACCACCAGCAGGCGGTACGGCGTACCGAGATCCGCGGTCAGATCGAGGGCCTCGTCGGTCGTACCGACCACCTGAGTCTGCTGCCCCATATCGGTGCCGGTCATGTTGGCCACCGCGCTGTAGGACAGTGAATTGATCGTTGCACCGCCTTTCGCAGCATAAAGCCGCGCCGACATCTCGACTTCGTTGGCCATGGTGTTGGTAGGTTAGATCTCGCAGAAGGTGGCCTGAATGGTCACCGAGGAAGTGTCGGCCTTCAGGTAGAGCGTCGCGCTGACATACGGGATCAGCATGGTTTCACCGGCCGGGATGCGCATCGTGTAGGTGCCGGAGACGAACCCAGCCTCGACGAAGTTGGTGCTGTCGAGGTTGCTGATCAGCAGCTTGTAGGGGCTGGAGACATCGACCGGCACGTCGAGGGCCTCGACCGTGATGCCGATGAGCTGGGTCTGGCTGCCCATGTCGGTGCCGACCATGGTGGCTGTTTTGGTGTAGGTGACCGAGGGCAGGTACGCACCGTTTTTCGAGGCGTACAGCCGGGCCGTCATTTGAATCTCGTCTGCCATAAGGTGTGCGGATGTTGGTTGAGGTTAGAAGAACGGGTAGATGTCCAGATCGTATGGGGCGAACGTCCAGGAGATGACCTGCTCGACCTGGTTGGTCTTGGTGATCAGGTTGGTCGAGTAGTTCGTTTGCTTCCAGCCCCACGCGGTCCCGGATGGAGCCTGCACCTGTCCGGTGATCGGATCAACAGGAACAGGCGGCAGCATCGACGAGACCGAAAAAGGAAGGTTCCAGATCTGAATGAACGAGAGCGGGTAGTAGACAGGCGGGATGCCTTGCGGAACTTGCGGAAGCCCCAGATTGCCGGAGAACGTGGCGATGCGCGTCAGGCTCACCCGAGCCACCGGGAACGAGTCCTCGCCGCGGGCCAGCTTCGCCCAGATCCGGCGAGCAATGGGAAGGTTTCCTAGCGGAGAAACATCCTCGAGCTTTTGTCCATTCCTGACTGCATCTTCGATGGTCTTCTTGTAGTATGCCGCATCCCCAGTGGCATCGGCCTCCTTGGCCACTGCAGACAGCGCAAAAACGCTGATGTCGACGTAATCCGTGCGGAACTCGTAGCGGATGTCGGCGATCTCACCAGGCTGCGGAACTGACTGCTCGTAAATCTCAACGCCGGGGTCGTAGCTGCTTCCACCGATTGTGACCGTGGCTTCAGAGTAGGGGCCGTCCTCCCGGATCGAATACTTGGCGCCAATGGCCACCCATTGCGCCGAGGCGATTCTGAGAACGTCCTTTGGTCCTCTGAATGTGAGCTGAACCACGCGGCCTGTGCCGCTGTTGTCGTAGGATCTCGAGACCTCGATGTAGCCAGGAAACGCTGCCAGCTCGTTTGCTTGTTGGATCGTCGCCATGTTATTCGGAGACGGCCTCGGCCGTGCGTTGAGTGTTGCGGCTGATGTCTCGGATGTCCTGAGCCTGCGTCTTTACGGCGCCAAAGTAGCGGTCCATGTTGCTCTGGAAAGCGGTGAACCCACCGGTGCGTGCGAGCTGATCGCCCGACACCGCGGATACGGCAACCATCTTTCCGGCCGGGCTGTTTTCAAAGGAAGTTTTGCGCATCAGTTCCGCCCTCTTTTCGCGGGCTTCTCTTCGGGCCTGCAGCTCGGTGTCCTGTTCATCCATTGATGTCCTGAAGGCCTGCAGGCTTTGTGAGATGATGTGTTGAGTCTCACTCACAACACCTTTGCCGGAAATCATATTCACGAACGTCTGCGACCGCATTCTGGCGAATGTCTCGAACATATTCCCGACAGCTTCCATCACCTTGAAAAACGGCACCACCACGTTGGCTATCAATGCGCCAATGCCTGAAGACATGGTTTTATTCATGATCTCCACCCGATCATTGGCTTCGTCGAGTGTGGTGATGACCTCATTCGACATAACCATACCGAGGTTCCTAGCCTGCTGCGCTGCTTCGCCAAGGCCTTCGACCATTGAAGGGATCAATGCGCCAGACCCTCTGCCTGCGAGTTCTCGAAACGGTTCGAGCAGTTGCTGCGGATTCGATACGTTCTCGAAGGCCTTTCCGATCTTCAGGAAGATGTCCTCGAGTTTGGCCGTCTTCAGCTCTTCTGCCGTGATCCCGAACTTAGTGAATGCTGCAATCAGGCCTTGGTTTCCTTGGAGTGCACCAGTCCTAGCCACCGCGATTTTCTCGAGTGCGCTGCTGACTCCTTCCAGGCTTCCACCAGACATCTCGGCGGCGAACTGCATCTCCTGCAGGAACTCCGCGGTCACACCGAGCTGAGTCGACAGGTCGTTGATTTTTCCGGCTGCATCAATGGCCTGCATCCCGAACTGGGCGAGCTTGTCGACGGTGAAGATATTCGCCAGCGACGAGCTGATTTCCCGGCTGATACCTTTGGCCAACGAGGTCGCCCTCTTGGCGCCTGTTTCAAAGGCCGTACCGTCGAACCCCAGCTTTGCCAACAGTGAGAAGATCGCCATGGTCAGTTATGTGGATGTTGCTGCGACCAACGCCACAAGGCCTCGTCCTTGGCGCTCCACAGCTCGACGTCACCATGGGTCTCGGCTCGAGCTAGGACAAGCCTTTCGGCATCACCTATCGGCATTGAGAGCACGGTTTCTTCGCTCAGACCAAGGTCGAGGCAGCAGGCCATCATTCTCTCAGGCCAAGGCATCGACAGCGCCTTTTTCACGCCCGGCTTGGTCAGGATCTCCGGCGCCGTAGATTGGCCGGCCATCCAGTTGTTCCATTTCTCGAACTCGACCTCGAACGACAGCTTGATGGTTTTGCGCGTCCAAAAACGAACTGCAATGCCTCGGAGAGGTGATCGCATCGTTTTGAGTGATTCGCTGATAGGCTGGGAGCAGATCAGAACCGCCTGCATGAGTTCTGGCCTGCCAACCTCACCACCGACAACCAACGGAGACTGCAGTCGGTGCAGCACCAACGAGTGCCCTACAGAAAACGGAACAAGGCGCAGCCCCATCACAATCGGACAGGGTGGCGCCGTGGCGATCAGGATGTCGGCCAGGCCGATCACAGGTTGGTGGCGGCGCCGGAGGCGGTCAGGTTGGTGTAGCGCTTCAGCGTGATAGTGCCGGTAGCCTTGCCGGTCTGGGTCGTCTTGATCGAACCGCCTCCGGAATAAATCCAGCGATTTCCGGTGGCTGCATTGATCGCGTCGGGATAACCACCGATTTCGATCACGGGAGCGCCGGTGATGACGCAAGTGCCGTTGACATCCGGCAGGCTGGCCGCCAGGAGGGCATTGGCCGTGCTGGCGCCACTCGGGATGAAGTTGAGCGTCAGCGTCAGGCGGTTGTTGTAGCCAATGTGGCCGACAACCTCGCCGGAGCTGTTTCGCACCTCTTCGGTGTCAGCCTCGTGCGTGATGTCGTAGCTCTCGACGTCGGGTGCGACGTAGCCGGTGACAACCAGGTTCCCCGCGGCGTCATAGAGCGCCATCGAGGCCGGTGATCCAAAAACGTATTTACTGCCTTGAGTGTTAGCCATGGTGATGTGTTACAGGGTTGCGGAACAATACAGCGTGAAAGTCCGGGTGAACGTCCTAGACCTATTTGAAATTGAAGATGCACCGAAATCAAGCGGTGCGGCGAACTGCGCCGTGAATGGACCGCTGGCGTTGTCCTGGTCGGCATCGAGTACCGATGCACCATTCGCGTCGAAAAGCGGCAGAATGAGGCTGTCCAGCGCTGCCACGGTGGTCAGCACATCGGCCTCGTCGGTGTCGTCGGCCGATAGCTGCAGCTCGACCTCAATATTGACCTCGCAGGTAAGATCCGTGCGCTGCATTGGCCGCGCAGAAGTCGACGAGACAACCACCCGCGGGAAGTTGGGCATGGTGTCCTGCTCGTCGGGATCGTCGTACAGGCCGCGGCTGTAGGATGTCAGGAACGACGGTGTGCCGGCACCGGCCCCAGACCAATCTCCGGAGGCCAGGTAGTCGACAAGCGCCTTCTCGGCTCTGGGTGCAACGCCGTTCATTTGATGTCGATGCCGTTATCTACCAACACCTGCCCGTTGGCAAGTAGCGCGTCGGTAAGGTGAGTTGATAATTCTGCCAGCTCGTCGTCGTAGGCCTTCTGCATCGACGAATCATAGATCGACTTCACTCGACCGAGTTGATTGTCGGCGATGCCGGACTGCATCAGCACCGATGCCGTTGGATTCCAGCCAGGCACAGCTTGAAAGCCTTTTGCCTTAGTGCCCTTGTGAACGGCGACGTTTTCCGCTGGAAGGCCGTATTGGTTGGCGATGGCGACCAACGCTGCGTTGGGCTTTTTCGGGGCCTTGTATCCGGCCGGCTTCACAAGCGGCTTCCATTTCGGCTTGTCGTATTGGCTGAAGCCTTTGTTGAAAACCCGAATTGCCTTCACCACACCGGAGCGCAGGTATCCTACCGAACCGATGGCCTTGCGGTAAACTGCCGATGCGGCCTCCTTCATTTCCTCACCGTACAAACCGCGGCGGCCGGCCTTGCGTTCCCGGGCCTGCGCAATCAGGTGAACACGGCGCAGCAGCCGACTCTTGCCGATGCGCTTGCCGGTCTTCTTGCTCTTCCGGTTGATGTCTCCTAGCGGTTTGGAAAGGTAGTCTGCGATGCGTGCGCGTTCCGATGCCGGGCTCTTGGGCGGCACCAGAACGAACAAGCGCACCATCAGGTAGAACATCCGGGCGTTCACCGCCTTGTCGAGATCGCGGGTGGTGGCCAAGAGGTACTGCTTCAGCGCAGCGTCGAACCTCGAGGAATCCACCGTGATATTGACGACAGGCCTCATTTGGTCTTCGCCCCGAGTTCGAGGCTGTAATAGGCGCCTGAAGCGTCCACTCGGCACGATAGGATGCGCAGCGTGCGGCCCTGATAAACCAGCGTGCGCCCGACCACCGGTCGTGGCTTGCAGAAGGTCAGAGCGATACGGTCGGTGTTCTCTAGGAGAACGAACTCGGAATCCTCGCGTTGAAGCCTCGAGAAGGTGGTGCCCTGGTCGAGCGTGTACAGCGTCGAGTCCATCGAGACCAGCGTGCTGTCGCAGGTCTTCCAGTCGGAGAACATGACCAGAATCCGAGAGGTCACGTTGTCTTGGAACCCACCGGCAACCGGGTTGTTGGCATCGGTGACAGCAGCCGGTATGCACCGGATCGACGAGCCCTCCCAGATGAACATGGGCGCCCCCAGCATCTGCTGGAGCACTGCCATGCCTTGCTGGAGACTGGATCCGATGGTGGTCATCAGGCGGTGAAGTAGACGCCGGAGACAATGATTCGGGTCGTCGCCTGAACATGACCTGCCAGACTGCTGGTAGTACCCGTCTCGAAGGCAGACAGTTCGAGGTAGTTGGTTCCGCCGACCACCCGGGCGATGATCATGGTCTTGGCCTGGTTGGTCCCATTGGTCAGCCACACGGCTGCCGCGGTGGTGTAGGTCACCGAATCGGGCAGCGTCAGGCGAAGCTGGCCCGTGGCGGATCCGGTCACCGAATTGACGGTGACGTCCGCGGTGAAGGTGGTAACGAATCCGATGGACGTGTGCCGGGCTGTGTTGGTGGTGATGGCGTAAGTGCGGCCACCGCCGGAGTCAGTCAACGTCGGCACCCAGGTGCTCGGTGTAACCAGCGGCACCGCGGCATACAGCTCGGTGAAGTTGTCGTTGATCTTCTGGCCGGCGCCCCGGAGCGTGTCGCCGGTGTTGTCGTTGGCGATTGCGCCGATGTTGATGGTTTGCTGGGCCATGATCAGTTCTTGGGTAAAACATACCAGCCGGCAGGCAGCGTCACCTTGGACGGCCCCACCAGCTTCTTGTTCGAGTCGAACGAATAGACGCTGGCCTTCGTAGGCTTGGCCAGCATCACCGGATCACCGTGCGGCACCATCACCACCTTCGTCTGCTGGCAGCCCAGGCAGATCGGCAATGCGATCAGCCAAATCAGCCTTAAGCTGCTCAGGTGCTTTGCCGTGTTGAACATCGGTGGGTGGTGTTTCTCTGAACCAGTCGAGCAGAGCCTTGATGATCTGGTAGATCCAGTTCACTCGGGCTTCTTGATCTCCAGCTTCTCCGAGGCGTCCTTGGCCATGATCAGGCCGAACCCGGCAGTCACCGCGGCAATGGTCGAGGCGAGGTCGATGTTGGTGCTGGGATCGCCATCGAAGAGAGCTTTGAGAGCGCCGCCGATGGCAACGAGGATGGCGCCGATACCGGCCAGAGTGGTCTTGGTGTTTTTCATTTTCTGAAGAGCTTATAGGCGCCGTAGAGCGCACAGATCAGACCAATCACAGCAGTCGCCAGGCGGACCCAATCGGTTAGCACCGGGATGAACGATGCCGCGGTAGCACCGGCAGCGGCTGCAAGTGAGATGATCGGGCCGTTGGTTCCTGCGTGGTTGGTCGCGTCCATGGGTTACTCGGGCTTATGTTGTGCGGCA